AAGTAACTCACATATCTTACCCGATGTACCCGACACCATACCATTCAGAGCATGACCACAGCTATGCCACAGTGATACTATCTTATGGTTCTTCTGTCGGTATAAGTTTACAATACGTTTGGCTTCGTTCTCATCTATATCTACAGCGATACCACCTTGCCCAAGAGCAAGAGTGGCTCTAAACTTTACATGACCCATACCATACCCGAGTCCTAAAATACAAGTTTTCCCTACAAACCTTTGAATCTTATCATCTTTTGTAACTTTCTTACCATAGACTTCAGATGCAAATTCACTGTACACATCTCTGCCCTCACGGAACGCTTGCACAAGATCATCTTGTCCTGCGATGTACGCAACCATACGGGCTTCTATCTGTGACGAGTCACAAGCAATCAAGCTATGACCTTTAGGCACAGTGATAGCTTTACGGATAGCACCATTTCTAGGTAGGTTCTGTAAGTTTAGTTTATCACCACCACTAAACCTACCTGTATGTGCGCCATAGTAGTTGAGCATTATAGGTAACGCTCCCCTGTCTGCTACCTTCATAAGGTTCTCGGTTCTAGTCTCTTCGATGGTAGACTTTGTACCAAGTCTCGCCGCCACTAAAGATTGCACCTTTGGATTAGGGTGTTCTAGTAAAGCAGTAAACTCTTTATCTGTCTTTGCAAACGCATAGGTTTCTTTACCAGTGCGTAGGCTAGTCTTCATCGGTGGTTCTACACCAACAGTTTCTAGTATCTTTGCAAAGATTTGATTAGACATCAGAGCCTTTTTAACTTTCTCCTCACTCAAACCTTTAAGTGCTAGTGATTCGATCAGTTGTCGTTTGCTATCTCTAACCTTTTGAAGATGGTCAGCTAGAACTCCCTTATCTAATATAATAGTAGGTTCAGTATACATACGGATTGTTTGGTCTATAATCATAAGTTCAGATACAGGTACTTTACTTCTTAACTTTTGATACAGTTTGTATGTCAAGTTTATATCCTGCAAACAATAGTCAGCATACCTGTCAAGTTCTTGTGGTGAGAAGTCATTGCGTTTCTTACCAAGACCTTGTATAATCTCATCCCCTTTTTGACCAAGGTTATAGAAGTTTGCTAGAGCCTTGAGAGAACCTCCCACATTTGCATGATGGAATGGTCTAGCCATAGACAAAGTATCAAACCAAAACTTAGGCTTGATACCATACAACCAAGATAGAATAGCACCATCGAACACAGTATTGTGTGCAAGGATAGCATCTTCCGAATAGTCTAGTGAGTTCAAAAACCTACCGACATCCCCCCCACTATACCAGTCGGGTGGGTTGTCATCTACCTTTATACCTACACCAATAACCTCAAACCTTGGGTCTCTGATGTAAGCTTCAGTTGTCATTTTGGATAGGGAATACTCACGACTATAGTATGTTTCAAAGTCAATCGTGATTACTCTCATCTAACCCTCCTAGTAAACCTAGGTTCTTTAACCTCATTGATTGTGGGAACTTGTTCTCCTGCCAATGCACCATAGCCACATGTGTCTACATAGTTATCTACATTGGTAGGGTTCTCAGTAGTCCTAGCAATCTTGTACAATACCATCATCATAGGTACTTCATGGGGGAAGATATCCACCCCCAAGTATGTACTCCACAAATCTGCTACCATCTCAAAGTTTTTACTAGCATCACCATGTTCTACTTCTCTATCTGATGATGTTAGTTTGTCTGCTAACTGTAGTATGTTACTACGTTTATACTTAGCATTCTTTCTGCTCATCGTTACCTCCGTGTAAAGTGAATAATTCCACACCTTTACCACATTGTAAAGAGTGTTCATTAGAAATGTTTACAGCTTGACTTGCAGTAGCACCCATTGCCAACGCACCAAGTGCTATCTCCTTCCCATCTCCGAACGCAGAGTATGGTGCTGTGTTTGGTATCAACATCTTGTACGATAATTCATACAGTCCGTCTTTCTTCACAACGATTAGCTTTGCTTGGCTAGGTGGTACATCGGGTTTGATATCGGGCATACCTTGTTGATACCATTCCGATAGTTGTCTGATGTAGTGTGCTAGTCCAACACCTGTAATGATTACTACTTCTTTCTCCTTGCTCATGCCATACCAAGCCTTTGATGACTCCCATTTCTGAGAGCCATCATTAGCCATTCTGTCAGTAGCAAGGGTCTTTCCATCCCATGCTATTACTGTCATAGTTTACTTACCTCCTCGATTGTTAATGTATTCTTTCCGTAAAAGGTGTACTGGTACTTCTCCTCACGCTTCTCATCATGTCCTTCTTTCTCAAAGACATTGAATCGTCTACGCAATTCGACCGACATGTCTGTCAGTATCTTGTGAACACCATCAAATACTTCCTTGCTTGTAGGCTTGGACTGTTGATAGTACCCACTTGATGGTGTAGCACAGAACCCCAACAACAATTCTTTTGGGAACTCGTTGTCTCGTATTGATTGCTCAAGCAAGTCAAGCCAAGGTTTACTAGACCAATCGGGTTGCTTCCAATGGTATCTACTCTGCCCTTGTCTCTCTGCCCATATCTTCTCAATCAATGGGTCAAAGGCACGAACCTTTGCCCTTGCCTTGATACCACGCTTGAACTTGGCTAGTGCCTGTCGCCATACCTTACGCTCGTCAGCTTTCTCAACGAACTTGTCATCGGGTCTACGATTGAGACACTCACCAGTAATGATGTTGAACTTGAGACCTTGGAAATATGCAGGTGATTCCTTCATCATTCTGCTCTGTACACTCCATGTTGACATGTAACATTGAGACCTGAAGTCATTGCATATGGCTTCACCAACGTCATCAGATAGTAGCTTGGCTTGTTCTAGCTTGTTCTTAAACCAATTCTCTAGTTTGATAGCCATTCTCTTTGCATGATTACCTGTGTGTTGTACCCGATACAGACCTTTCTTGTGTCGTTCAAACATGAATGGTATCCAACGATACGATGATGACACAATAGATTGTGAGTGTTGCCATACCGCAGATGGTGGTGCAACAAACTCCACTACGTTGTCAGGTGTTATACGCATGAATGGTTGACTGCCGTACCCCTCAAGGTTGACGACATAAGATGTGACACCTTGTTGTACTGAGTCATGCTTGAACAGTCTGAAGCTTGCCGATATCTTACGACCTTTACTGTGGTCACGACATCTTGCAAACTCTTTGGCAAACTGGTCATAGTTCTCTAGCCTACGACCACCATTGTTACCATCTGCATAGCTGACGTATCGTCTCTCATCTTCCATCTGTCGTTCGATGTACTCAATGAGTTCTTGTTTGTTATTTACTTCTTCCATAGTTACCTCACTTTCTTGTTAGTTTGTTGAATGTTACTTGAGCCGTCATACTGTTTAAGTCTACACCAATATCTTCTGCTGTCTTTGGCTTAGGCTTCTCAGTAATTTTCTTGTGACGTTCCTTGGCATCATCGGGTAGTAAATCCCACAATGGTTGCCATGCTTTCAATGCAGGTGCTAGTGTTGTATAGGTAGTCACAATCCGTTTGACCCCTGCTATAAACTCATCTTTCTTAGCTTCTGCATTGAAGATACCTTGGGTATACTTCTTGAATGGTTCATGTAACCATTCGAACTTCTCATTGTGGAAATCAATCTCATTCCTTGAGTAGTCCATGTAGTACCCACTATCTCCTGCCTTCTGCCACACATCCTTCGGTGGGAAAGGCAATGGACTTGGTAGCTGTAGCTGTAAGTTTACTCGCTTCCATGTCTCCACCTTGGTATGTGCTGTCTGCCATACATCTTCGGGTGCATCCTTGAACCCTGAAAGTGGTAGGCTTTCAATCTTACCAAAGAATCCATTGGGCAAAGCATTCATCTTTGCTTGGATATCTGCTGAGAACAAACTGTCATACAGTTTCTTACCCCAGTCTTTTGGGTAGTTCTCTCTTGCTTTTTTGAGACTGTCATCAAACATTCTCTCTGCATTACGAACAATATCGTCTTGCAGTTGTTGGCTAAATCTTACTGTTGCCATGTGCTTTCTCCTTTGTTCCATTGTTTAATTAAACTACGAGCATGTTCTTCTCCCATAGTACCTAGTTCCTTGCGTATCTTTTCGAACGCTTGTTCGTTGGTCATGCCATAATCGTCTAGGCATGTGACCAACAATGTTTCTGCTTTCATCAGCAGTTTCTTAACTTCTCCCATTGTTACCTCCTTGTGGATAAGCTATTTCTTTATCGGGTATTTCGATGTACCCTCTTGTTACTTTATGCTTGAAGTAGAGATACCCATTGGCTCTGTGCATAAACATATAGCCGTTGAGTATCTCCTTACTTGCGTATTCAAACACCTCATCTATGTCGTGTTCAGTTACGAGTTGCCTAGTCATTGACACCCTCCATGTAGACAATCTCACCCCAAGGTGCATCGCCTTTCATGTTGGATACCCATAGAACTGGATACGCAGGTTCATCACCAAAGTCATCACAACACAAATCTGTGAGTACGACACAAGCAACAGGATCAATGTCATGGTCTTGCATGTATCTGAAGATAGGACTGAACGCAGTACCTCCACCACCATGTGGTTTGATTACTGGCTCATCATCTTCAAAGCAATCGTAGTGACAGACAACAGAGTCAAAGTAGATGACATGTATCTTCTTAGGCGATAAGTCTTGGTAGACTTTGATAATCTCACTCGCAAACTGATTGAGTTCATCCTCACCAATCGAACCCGATGTGTCGATAGCAAAGCATAGTTCACCTAGTGCTTCACCCGATACGCTCGGTAGATACATACCTTGTGACAAGAACCTCCTGTTTGGTCTTGCCCAAGTCCTTGAGTCA